AACCGTCGTCGAAGACTCGGCCTGTTCCGCTGGCTGGGCGCTATCGGGAGTCGTCGTCGCGGGGTCTGATGCGGGCGTAGCATCAGCCGCCATCGCCTCGGCAAACGAGGTCGGTGCGGGGTTTCCGCCGGACACGCTTACGTCATCACTCATCGGTCACCTGCCCGGATACCGCGCCGGGAATCGCGAAACGTCATGGCCGGGGCCGCTTCGGCGGCCGTGTCGTCGGCAGATCGCCCCCGCACGCGAGGCAGATCGTCTTGCCGCTCGGCCGGGTGTGGGGCATGGGGGTCGCACAGTCGCAGGTGTGGGGCATCAGTCCGCCCTCCCCGTGTCGCGCAACCGCTCGTCATGCTCCCGAAACTTGCGCTGGTAGTAGGCGCGGTCGTGCTTGTCGAGATTGACCAGACCGCGTTGCGCCATTTCCCGCTTCCAGTCGCTCTTGCTGGCGATCCAGACGGGCTCGTGGCCCATCGTCTCGAAGAACCGGGGGCCGCCTTCGATCGTGTCGTCAATGACCCCGACGCCCGCGAGCGGGAGCCCATGTGGGCACCACGGCCACTCGGGCACGCTGTAGGTCTGGCCGCAGCGGTCGCAGGTAATCACTGGACTCGTGCTCCGCCCATCGGCGTGACCCCGCCGACGCCTTGCATCCCCATGCCGCGATCGGCTTGGTGCTTGTCGAGCGATTCCATCGGCGCGGTCTTGCCGCCGTGGGTGGTGTCGCCCTTCTGTGCCTCGGCTTCCTGCTCGGCCGCCGCCTGCATTTCCTGTTGCTTGAGCAAGAGCCCCTGACTGAGTTGCACGCTCTGGGGGCTGATCTGGATGCCCTGCTGCGCGAGGATCTCGATGACGATCGGCGCTTGCGGCCCGACCAGATCCTCGCCCTTGAACGACAACGCCAAGGAGGGCGGGGCCGGCTTCGGGGGATCAGGCGGCGACACGAGGCCAGTCGGATCGATGTGATACTTGCGGAGCAGACGTTCGAGGAGTTTCGCGCGGCCCTTCGCGATGAAGGGATCATTCGCCAGGTAGGTATACAGCTCTTGCGATTGCTTGCGGTCGATCGCCTGATCCACCCGAAGGGCGGAGTCGGGCATCGCGGTAAACGCGAGCGCCGAGGACGCCGTATGCCGCCACTGCTCCCAGGCCTGCGCGGCCGGCATGCCGACAATCTGCGCCGCCCGCTCGGCCGGCAGATACCGCTGGATGAGCGTCGAGAACTTGGTGACGCCCTTCACATACCACTGGAGGACGCGGCCCCGCTCGAAGTCGAGCCGCGCGTTCGCGTTCGCCTGGACAATCTGTTTCTCGGTGGCCGTCGCGCTTTCGCTGGACTGGACCCCGGCCCCGGCCGCATCGATCGCGGTGGTGCGGGAGATGTCCTGGTCGATGTAGTCGTTCGACGTGAACGACTCGCGCGGCATCGAGCCGTGGGGGAGTTCCTTGATCGCGCCTTCCCCGGTGAAGGCTTCAGCCGGGAGCCCGATCATCCCGCCGATGGGGGCGCGGACGATCTTTGACAGCGCGTCCGACGGCAGGACATCCGTGTTGTAGGACCACCGGAGGGTCTGCGCGTCCCGGTATTCGACCATCTGCCGGCGGAACACGTTCAGTTCGTTCACGAGGGGCCGGATCACCGTGCAATCGCTCGGCGGATACGCCGAATCGGTCAGCACGCGCACCGTGAGGGGATGAATCGGGAAGCCGACGAGCGAATCCGGCGTCAACTGGCCGCGATCGTCCAACGTCTGATACGGGCAGTCCTCGTGGATCGCAAACTCGGACAGGCCGTCGATCAGGACGACGTGCGTCAGGTGCTCGGGGTGGAGGATGTCGTCCCGAAAGAGCGCGGACTTATACCAGAGTTCCGTGCCGGTCAGGAACCCGGAGCCGTCCTCGCCACTGCCATTCCCAAACTTCTCGTCTGGATGGGGGGCCGATCCCTCGAAGTCCTCCGGCACGCGGAACCGGCGACGGGTCGATGCCGTGAGCGGCAACTTGAACCGCCAGCCGAGGAACGGGGCGGTATCCCATTCGGTGGACTCGAAGTCGTGCGGGATGACGAGCTTTTTCGGGGAGAAGTGGTGCCAGAAGCACCGCTCGTGCATCGGGACCGGGACGATCTCGGGCTCGCCCGTGATCGGGTTCGGCTGCTCCACGTCGGTGGTCACCGACTCGTAACCCATGACGGTCGGGCCGATCCCTGCGGTGCAGAGCACGTCGAAGAGGGCCTGATGGACCATGAGGAGCGCGTCCACCCCATCAGACCCCAACTGCTCGTTCACGATCTGCTCGTGGGCCTGCAGGGCCGGGAGGTCCGATTCCATCTCCGGCTGACCCGTCTGCGGGTTCATGGCCGGTTTGCCGGTCATCGGGTCGAGCTTCGGGCGCGGGGTTTCCGCGAGCGCACTTGGGGCGAGCGTCACCTCGGGCTTTTGGTAGAAGAGGTCGGCTTTCTTGCGTTCCACCAGAACGAAATCGCGGTTCGTGTTGACCTGCGAGCCGTAGACCTCGGGGGATGTCTCAGGGGGCGGGGCGTAGGCTTTGAGGTTCGCGTCCCACCACGCCTCGTGCTTCTGGCGGGCGGCGATCGCCATCTTGACCTGGGCCTGCCAGAAGCTCGTCGGCTTCCGGGTCGGCCGGTCTGAGGGGAGGGGCTGGGGAGCCGTATCCACGTCGGGGACGACTCTACACCACAACCGGTAGTGGTGTCAAAAAACCGTCGCACTGTCAAAACTTTGGCTATACTGAGGCGTGCGCGTGCATGCGTTGGCCCGCTGTGGGTGGTGCGGGCAGCCGTTTGTCTGGTCCACCGTCAAGGGCTCCGAGGTCTGGCTGTGCCCGACCGAGGCCTGCTGGACCCGCCAACTCACCCACCACGTCTCGGTCACCCTCAAGGGCGGGCAGGACAAGTGCCTCTACGTGCCGTTGCCCCGGCAGGTCGAGTTCCTCGAAAGCACGGCGAAATGGGTGCTCTTCGGCGGAGCGGCTGGCGGCTCAAAATCCCACGCGCTGCGGTGGAAAGCCTGGATTTTCGCCCTCCGGGTGCCCGAAGCGCGGGTGCTCATCCTGCGGCGCACGTTCAAAGACCTCGAGCGCACGCATATGCGGGACGCGGAGCGGGAAGCCCCCCTCTTTGGGGCCACCTTCCTCCCGAGTCAGAAGCTCGTCCGGCTCCCGAACCAGTCCCTCGTGGAATTCGGCCATTGTGAGGACAAAGCCGCCGCCACGAACTACCTGTCTGCGGAATACGACCTGATTCTCTTTGACGAGCTGGTCACGTTCGAGCGCGACATGGTGCTCCTCATCGGCTCCCGCGCCCGCACGTCCAAACCGGGGATTATCCCCCGCGTGCTCGCCGGCACGAATCCCGGAGGTCCGCAATCGGCCTGGGTCCGGTCGTTCTTCATCGACCATACCGCCGACCCGGCCGAATTCCCGTTCTACAAGCCCGACGACTGGGTGTATATCCCCTCCAAACTGGAGGACAACCCCTATCTGAACGAGGACTATGAGCAGTCCCTGCTCAGCTTGCCCCCAGAACTCCGCAAAGCCTACCGGGACGGTGACTGGGACATCTTCCCCGGCCAGTTCTTCCCCGAATGGCGCAAGGCCCGCCACGTCACCGACACCCACGTCGACTACCCGCGGGAGTATGCCCGCACCCTCTGCATGGACTACGGCTACATCAAGCCGGGCTACATCGGGCGCATGGTCCACCTGCCTGAAGGGGGAGCCTATCTCGAAGATGAATACGACCCCGTCCGCGTCCCGCCCTTCGAGCAAGGGGCCGAAGTCGCCGCCCGACTCAAAGCCGCCGGCATCCGCCGCGTGCTCTATCTGGTCTACGACAACCAGATGCACACCCCGAACGATGACACCGGGGAACCCATCATCGAGACGTTCCTCCGAGGTCTCCGCTCGGGAGGCGTCTCCGTCGGGGCCCGTCCCGCCGACAAGGACCGCATCAACGGCTGGGCGCGCCTCAGAGCCTGGCTCCGCGACGACCCCACCGGCCAGCCGTGGCTCAAAGTCAGCCCCCACTGCCGCTATCTGGCCCGGACCCTCCCGTCCATGATCAGCGCCGACCACAACCCGGAAGACCTCGACTCCGACCTTGAAGACCACGCCTGTGACGCAATCCGCTACTGGTCCATGAGTCGCCCCTCCCCCGGCTCGGTCACCACCGCCAAAGCCATCAAGCCCGGCACCTACGGCTGGTGGAAACGCGAGGCGTCACGCGACCAGACCCTCGGCATCCTCGGCCGGCGCTAACTACGTGGGGTCCCCCTGCGGAGTCGTGGTATTATCCGGTATGAAGACGTGCGAAGCCTGTGGAATCACGCTAGAACGACGTGTTCGCCCATCTGGCAACAAGGAGGCGTGGCCGAAGTATGCCGCCAGAAGGCACTGCAGCCTCGCCTGCCGGTTTGTAGGACGACCCACGCCACGGCCGCGGCCACACCACACAACGCCGTGCCCGCAATGCGGAGGGTCTATCCCAAAGGCCAATAACGCTTTTTGTTCCAGAAAATGCAGGGACACCGCCAAGATCCGGACGCCGTCCACCAAGAAGCAGGGGCGCAACCAAGCCCAAAAGCGGTTCAAGCCGACATTCTGCTCTGACTGCGGAGCCACCGCTAACCTACACAGACACCACCGCGACCACGACCCACGCAACAACGCGCCGGGCAATATCGCCTTTTTATGCGCGAAATGCCACAAGCGCGCACACGCTTTGTCGGAGGAAAATACCGCGGCGTCAGATACGTAGCCGACCCCGGTAGAGTCTCTCCCCGGAATCCGCGCCGACCCCGGCCGGCTCGTGCACGGCTCCGCGAGCCCGCCAGCCCGCAGGTGACCATAAGATGTGTTATCAGACGTAGATGAGTGATGTCCTTACAGGTCAGTCACTTACAGGCACAGGCCTCACGTCGATGACAGGCGCGGTGACACTTTCGCCCCCAATGCGCACATCGGTCGGGGCATACACCCCTACGTTCACGATGACGTTGCCACCACCGCTAACCTGTTGCAGCTTATAGGCTTGGCCGTAGCCGCGTTCGAGCAACCAGGCGAGCGCGGTCCAGTATTGCGGGCCAGACTGCCCGGCCTGCTCGATCGAGCCCAGCAAGCGCGTGCGACGGCGCTCCCAGGCGATTTGATACGCCGCATAGAGCGCTGCACGGGCACTGTCGACGCCCTGTTCATATTCGAGTTGGCCTTGGTCGGTAAGGGTCTTGGCGGTTCTGGGGCTGATACCGGAGGCGATGGCTGCCTGTCCTAAGCTCAGGCCGGT